CTACAGTGGATACTGTTCCACCAGTAGCTGCAATGTATTCATCAGGTAAACTTCCACCACCAAATCCTAAGACTCGGTAACCAAACATTTTTTTCTTTGGTCCTTGATCTTTTTTAGTTTTTTTACCCTCTATTAAATAAGGGTTGTCAGAATCTTTCATAATCTTTTATCCTTATGCGTCGTTAGCAGCATCAGTAGTAAAGAATAATTTAACACCTAAAAGTTTTGCATCGGCATTTAAATCATCAGCTGATACATCTCTAAATATTTCAAAGAATACATATTCATCTACACTAGGTGAACCAGCTATTGTAACTGCTCCACTTTCTGCTGTAACATCTAAATCGTTTGCCGTACCACTGTGAGCTTTTGCTGTTGGTGCAACTGCAGTTCCAAAAGCAGTATTTAAACTATCATTGTCAGCTAGTGCTACGCCAGCTAAAGCCCAAGATACAGTTCCTGTATCTGTTGAGTCAGCTGTAAAAAATGCTTGAAAAGTTATTGTGCCCTCGTTCCAAGATTTTGGAAAAGCGATAGCAAACTGTGCAAACTCATCAGAGTTTTTATCAAAATCAAAAGTTTTAAGTTCAGGTCCATTGCCTAATTCTACTTGATTTGGACCTTCAGCACCATTCGTTGTATTAGCATACATAGAAGCAGCAGGAACCCAAATACTTTCTTTACCTGCAATTTTAATCGCACCAGTGTTATCTCCAGCATCTACTGCTTTAGCAACTCCAGTTCCATTAGGAGCTATAGTTATATCTCCATTTGATCCATCTGTAATTGTAATCGTACCTGAGTTGGTACCTGAGTTTGTATCTAAAATTAAATCATGTGCTCCACTAGAAGTTATAGTCGCATTTGCAGCACCTGTTCCAACAACTGTTTCACCAGTCCCTTTTGGTTTTATAGCTATGTCAATATTTGAATCACCACCTGTTGCAGATAATGTAGGATCATTGCCTGTTGCGGCATTTGCTATTGTAAATTCGTTAACTGCTGAACTTGTTGCTGTTAAAAGTGCAAGTTCATTTCCATTTGTATCTAAAATAGATGTTCCAATTTTAGGTGAAGTTAAAGTTTTATTAGTTAAAGTATCTGTAGTGGATGCGGTTATAAAACCTGAATCATCAATGTCTGGATTTGTTCCATCGTTAGCTGTTGCGTAAACTAATTTTACTGCTCCTGAAGGAACTGTTACACTATCCCCAGATCCTGAAACATATTTAAATACTACGTTTTGTGATCCACTTGTTGAATTTTTTAATACATAAAATTGTTGGACATCTATTGGTATAGTAACATTTCTTGAAGCTGTAAGTGTTCCTGTAAATTCTATAATTCTGTGAGAAAGAGTTGCACCAGTTGATCCATCTGAAACAGATAAATCTGTGTCACCAGAATCAGAAACAGCTTGCGTAGTAAAGCCACCAGAAATTTGCTCTATAATTTGTAAATTAGTATTAGTTTTTGTACCCCACGTACCAGCGTTTTCACCAGTTGCTTGAAGTTCAACACCTAAAGGTGTGTAAGTTGATGCCATATTTTATCTCCTATGCAACGTCACTATAACTTGTATTTGATCCAGTTGCAACATTAGAAATAGTGCTATTTGATCCAGTTGCAACATTAGAAATAGTGCTATTTGATCCTGTGCTTACGGAAGAAATAGTGCTATTTGATCCTGTTGACTTCGCACTATATGATGAATTTGAACCAGTGTCAACATCACCATAAATAGGGATAGTTGTTACTAAACCTATTCTTGAAGTAAAAGACACTCCTGTTAATCCCATTACATCTGCTGGTGTTATTGATCCAGTAGAAAATGTAGAAGATACCCCTGTTAATCCCATGACATCTGCTGGCGTTAAAGAACCAACAGATGAAGTTGAAGATAAACCTGTTGGAATAATAATTGGATTTGTAGTAATTTCTACAGAACCAACATTTACAGTCGTAGACTGTCCTGTTAATCCCATAACCTGATCAGTGACAGTTACTGAACCAATTGCAAATGTAGCAGAAACTCCTGACACTCCCATCACATCTGCTGGTAAAATATCTCCAACACTCGCTGTTGCAGATACTCCTGTTAATCCCATTACATCTGCTGGTGAAATATCTCCAACACTCGCTGTTGCAGATACTCCTGTTAATCCCATTACATCTGCTGGAGATAATGAACCTACACTTGAGCTTATAGAACCAACAGTAGATGTTTGTACAAGAGAGTTAAAAGAAGCATCCCAAGGTTCTTCTCCCCAACCATTTCTACTCCAACCAACTAAAGTTCCAGAATTAGCAAGATCACCTACAGAAGAGGTCATGCTTAAACCAGATAACCCTATGACTTGATCTGCAACTGTAACAGAGCCAATAGAAGATGTTATTTCAAAACCAGATAATTCTTCTACAATTATAGCTGTAACACTTCCCAAAGAAGATGTTATTTCTAAACCAGTTGGCTCTACAGTATATTCTACACCCCAACCAGATATACCCCACTCTTGTCTACCCCAACCTTGAAAGTTAGAGGCTTCTACTTCCCCTATTGAAGATGAAATTTGTAAACCTGTAGTGGCTGCAATAGTCTCTACATCAACAGTTGGAAAAGTTGCATTAACATTTATACCAAAACCTGTTAACTCTTCTACAATTACCGCTGTAGCAGTTCCTAAAGAAGATGTTATTTCTTGACCAGTTGGTTTTTCAGAATACTCTACCCCCCAACCAGAATTATTCCAAGCCTGTCTACCCCAACCTTCAACATTAAAAGCTTCAGGTGTTTCTAAAGCAGAAATTGTTCCAGGTGATGTTACGGGGACAGAGACAACATCTGATTGCCAAGAGTTATCACCCCAAGAATTTGAGCCCCAGGTTGATGCCATAAGGAAAACCTCCTTATGCTAATCTTATGATTGCGTTAGTTGCGTCTGCTGTTGGAAATTGAATAGTAAAAGTTCCACTAGTCACAGTTTTGTCTGCACCAAATGCAATGGCACAAACAGCAGGGTCACCTGATGCTGAGTCATTGTATATTAATGCACCATTAGCTGTGAAAGTCGCTGAAGTATAACTTACATCTGCAAAATCACAAAGTGCGGTTGTTCCAGAACTTGTTGGTGTTACGCTTGTTAATGTCGCTCCACCTGAAGTGTAAGCAGTTCCAGATGAATTTGTTATTTCATTTGTGCTTGAGAAAGCAGTGGTGCCCGCTCCTAAAGTTGCAGAACTTGTAAATAAAGCTATTTTAAAAGTATTACCAGTTGTTGCCGTAAAATCATGAACTCCTTTTAAAAGCTCTACCTTAAAACTTGTGCAAATCGCCGATGTTATTGCCATAATTTATCTCCTATGGGTTTGCTGATTGTATTGGTATACGAACAGTGCCATCAGTATAGTCATCTCTTCGTCTTCTACCAATTTGCTCACTAGCAAACTTCTGTACCTCTTGTTTATACTTATTTTCGTATAGTGTCAACATATCCATTGGACCTTTTAAAAATGCATATGTTTCTGATAGACAGCAATATAATAGCCCATTTGGAAAATTAAGACTTATATAATTAGTGTCATCATTTTCTAACAAAGCTGGTGCTTTATTAAAATGTATTCTAAATCTATATGTAGTGTTTGGAACTGGAGCCACTATAATCCTACCAGAAGTAGTGTCAGACTCTCCTGTAGCCCCACCGTACATAGCATAATATTTAGGTTGGCCCTGAGCTGCTGATGTACCTGTAATATCTTGATACTCCTGTAGATACGTATAATCTTTTTTTTCTAACCATCTATTAGCACCTGTAATTTCTGATCCAGCAGTATCATAAACTTGAACACCTCTAATAACCACAGCTCCTGCTGGAACATTAATCGTTTCTTGTCCAGCTACAAAATTACCTAACTGTTGTTGTCTATCTGCATCAATTGGAACATCTCTAAATATTCTGTATTGTGCATTTAATATTATATTTTCTAACACACTGTCTGATAATACATTTGAATCTGTTTCAGTATAACTTCTTATTTGTGTTTTTAATCCTGATGCACTTAATCCAGCCATTATGCTATAATCTCCTGACAAGCTGGACAACTTTTTCTAAATCTTAAATGACTAGAACAATGTTGTGGCTTAGGTTTTTTTACTTCTTCATATAAAACAATATGTGGATCTTGTTTTTCAGGTTTAAAAATATTTTTTATCCAATTTAAAATTTTGTTAATCATGGTGTTATTGTAACTGGTCCTGCAGACACAGTTGGTCCTCCTCCGTCTTCTGTTATACTAGGAGTTGAACCTAGTGTAAACGTATATTTATCTGTTGTAGTTACTGTTATACTAAAACCTGAAGAGTCTTCATAGGCTGTAAAAGCTACACCTCCAGGGCTCCCTTGTACATTTCTAAACCTTACTGTATCTCCTGAAGTTCTTCCATGATTATTTTCTGTTACAGTTATTGTTGTTGATGATGCTGTTGTAGAAAAAGGATTATTTCCTAACATAGCAGCAACTGTTGGTTCTATTCTGCCAGGCCTTACATTTCTTAAAGATATGGCATCAGCACTACTTGGTTTTGGTTCTAATTGTGGTTGTTTGGGTTCAAATTCAGATACGTGAACAAAAGATCCATTCCATTCTCTCACCATTTCTCTGTATGGAAACTCCATACCAGATCTATCAGATATTGCCTTTGCGTATTTACCTGTTGCGTATTTAGACATTATGCTCCTGGATAATAAGTTTTAGGTGTTATGTGTGTACTAGAAGCAGAACCATCTTCAGCTAATGCTCTAGCTAGTTCATCTTCATAATATAATTTCATTTGTTGTGTTAGCTGTGGTTGATACTTTTGTGCAAGATAAAAAGCAAGTCCAGCAGTCATACAAGGAACAAATCTAAATGGAACATCAGTTGCGTTTGTATAATCACCAACATCTTGTATTCTTTTTATGTAATAAAAATGCATATCTTTAGATGCATTAGAAGAGTCAGGTGTTGGATAAACATGCACTCTAACTTTATCAATAAACCTTTCTATCCAATATTGATTAGGTGTTCCTTTAGAAAGTTTATTAGAAAAACCAGCATAAGTTGATCTATCAACTTTAGTCATTGGTGAATCTGATTGTGTTGTTTGAGTTCTGTTTGATCTTAACTGTGCTTCAAGAACATCAGATATTCCATAAACTCCATTTGGAGTAGAGGTAGCACTTGTGCCATCATCACTTGATCTAAAAAAATCATACTCTGCTTGACCTTCTATTAAATCTAGATCAAGTTCATCTATTTCCCAATAGTGAATACCTCTATTACCCCACTCTTGAAATAGAATATTAAGAGATCTTCTTGCAGATTTAAGTTGATAACCCGCAACGTTTTGTAGACCAATACGTTCAAATGCGTCCTCTACTATTTCATCAATAGCAAAAGTTTTGTCGAACGTTGCTGTTCCCGAAGTAGTATTAGCCATTTAAACTCCTACGATTCGTAGACTTTAATCCATTCACAAACAACTGTAGCTGAATCTCCATTAGAGCAAGCTGGTAATGTTATGTTTACATCACCTGTAAAATTAGTAGCTTCAGTATTTTTTAAACCACCAAAACTAGAATAGTCATATTCCATTTCACCATTCATTGTTAGAAATACTATGTTTGTTCCTGAGTTATCCCAGTCCATACGTAGAGCATCCACTGGAGCAGTTACAGAAACATTAAAACTAACTTTATTTAGTCTTACAGTTTTGCAAGTTTTACCATTGTTTGATGCTAATGTAGAAACATCAACAATTTTAGTTGTGCCTCCAGTAGAATCAGAAACTACATTGTAGTGAGTAATAAGTTTTTTTGATCCGTCAAATACAGTTGTATTTAATACTGTGTCTGCCATGTTTTGTCCTCCTTTTCAAGAGCGCCTGCATCACCAGGCGCTCCGAGTTAATTTATTTATTAGAGTTCAGTGTTAGCTGTTCTCTCTTTACCTGCTGAAATGTAATCCATAGTCATTACTTTAGCAGCAGCTTCGCCATTTTGAATTCCAAATGAAACAGCCAAATCTTCATTGTCTGGAGCATTTGTATTCAAGCCAGTTCCAACTTTAACATTATCTTTGTATACGTGAAACTTTCTATCTTTTGGATCATAATAAAATCCTAAAGTCATGAAAGTATCATCAGCTGCAGTTCCGCAAGAAACAGTTGTTTCTGTACTGTCTTTTTCTATCACTAATTCCATAGAAGTAGAACCATCAGCTTTTCTGAAAAAG